TTGTTCCTCGGTGTCAGGTTCAGTTGCAAACCCGGCAGCGTTCAGGTAGGCAATGAACGCCGCCTCTTTGCCGGTCGGCGTGTTCCAGTTGTAGTTGGGATCGTTCATTTTTTCGCCTTTGGTTTATCGGCCCCAAAGATTTCCTTGAAGGCTTCACCCGGAGTGCTCTCTCCAAACATTGTAGGCTCTTTTGAGTTTGCGTACTTGCGGAATGCGTTTACAACGTCGTTGGGCTTCGCGTCCCGCAGCATTTCCGCAATCTTCACCGCGCCGTCGCTCCATTCGGGCGCGTCTCCAAACATGCTTTCTTGCCCGACGACATCGGACAAATTTTTGATATCGTGCGCCCTTGCGTACTCAATCAGGTCTACGGCTTCTTTTACGTCGTTCGTGACGTCCCAGGCCTTATCCTCTGCGATTCTGGCAATTGGAGCCGATGCCCGCTCCAGCACGTTCCTGATAGATGCAGGCGTTCGGCTAATTTGGTCGGAGTCGCGGAAGAACTTGCCAAGCAACGCTTTAGAGATCCGATCCTTCGCAAGTTGGGTGAGTGCGCCTGTTCTGCCATCCATGAGGCCTGGGCGCTCCTGCTCACTAAAGAACCCGTCCTCGATTAGCTTGTTGACTATGCGCGTGCCAGACTGGCCTGTCAGTGCGTCATTCAGGGTAGCGCCCGCGCCCTCGTTTTCAATGGCCGATGAGATATGGCTCATCAGGTCCGGTGACATCTGCCCCGCGTCCGCTGCCGCCCGTTCAGCCGCAGAAAGCGCAGCAGTGCCTGAAATGTTTGTCTTGCGAATCGCCCACTTTGCGCCGCCCGGTACGGTTGCCAGCCCGTCATCCGATACAATCCGAACCAAGACGGGCTGCTTCATGCCTGCAATAGATTCGGGGTTCACTCCAAACCGTTCCGCAGATTCAACTAAAGACTGCCGATACTTTTGAGCCGCGCCCGCGTTGCGGCCGTAAACTCTTTGAAGGTGCATTGTACGAGAGTTTCCGCCAAGGGCGTTGCCCCCTTCGTCTAGCAAGGGCGGTCCGTTGCTCATGTCGGGGTTGTCTGTGATGTGGAACTGGTGCCGAAAATTCTCTTCGCTCGATTGCTCAATAACCCGCTGCTGGTTCTCAGGTTTCGAGTAGTCGCGTTCGTTCTGAAGTTCGTACTCAGGGTTATGAGAGAACGTCTGGCCGTTGTGCGATGACTTAATTTCGCCTAGTTCGCGGACTTCGTAGCGGGCTGGGATTGATTGGCGTTCGCCGGGGATGAAGACGTCTGTCTTTTTTCCTGTCGAAGGTCTCGCGCCTGTCGGAGCATTTCCATCAGATGCGCTGATTTCTCGGATTGGGTTCGGTCGGCCATTTGCATTTATGTTACCACCGTTCCCGGCCGGCGCAACTGGTTTTTCGGCCATCGAACGCGCCAGCAGTTCTTCAAGGTCTAACATGGTGTAACCCATCTGGCCGTGAATCTTCTCCAGCGTGCCAGGTGACGGGTGATCCGCTTCGCCAAGCGCCTCGGTGGCCCGCGCCACGTTATCCGGCGTCGGCTCCATCTTTTGGGCCTTCAGGTATTCGACGAAGCGATCAGCCTTTGCTTCCATGTTGGCGCTCGTCTTCGCGCCCCCGCCGAACTTGCCCTGCGCTTTCGGGTTGGTTGGGTCGAACTCTGGACGGTCGGGAATCTGGTCGAACCCGGAATCCTTCAAATACTGCTTGAATGCGGCTTCCATGCCGGTCGGCGTGCGCCATGTCACGTTGGGATTATTGACTTGGGCGGGGTTTGCAGCTTCCTTCATCAGCGTGGCTGCGGTCGTAGGTGCGGCATTTGCAGCCCGCGTTTCGACCGGGACTGGCGCGCCGCTTTCGGGAACTGGTGCGACCGGGCTGGACGCGCCAAACTGTCTGCCCGGAACTTCTTCGCGCATCATTTGCGCCACAGTAGTTCCGAACTGCCTACCTCGTAACGGTGGGCGAAGCGGAACACCCGGCGAAACTTGTGGCGCAATTTCAACTAAGGGAGGCAGCACTGGACCAGCGGGCGTCACGCCGGCGGGGAGTGGTGGCACCGCTGGATCGTTGAACGTGCCGAACTGCTTCCCACGTAAAGGCGGGCGTACTGGAGTAACGGCAGCAACAGGAATCGACGCTTCGACAACAGGCGGAGCGGGGGGCGCTTCAATCGGTACGGCCTCGGCAGTGAACTTTTCAATGAGCCTGCCGAGTGCGGACAATTTGGTCAGCGGGTTAGGCGATGCCAGAACGTGCGCGATGTCCTTGCCCGTCTTCGCCATGTCCATCAGCCCGCCGACGTTAACGGGCTTCGACGGCTTCGGAGTTTCCGCCAGCCCGCCGCCGTAGCGTGCCCGCGCCGTTGCTGGTGTCGCGCCACCCTTGAGGATAGGTGGAGAGCTTGCCGCGCCCGCGATCAGTTCCCCGACCGCTTCCGCCGCTACGTCGCCCTTGTCTTTGCCGTCCTTCAGGTCGCTGACAATCTTCTTGATCTGAGGAACAAAGGGAATTTGATCGGCCACGTAGTTGAGTGGGTCTTTCAGGAGCTTTTCGCGGATTGCGCGAACTTCCGCTTTTGAGCCTTCCTCAGTCGTTGTAGATCCAGCCCCGAGCGGTGGCGTAAAGTTTTTCAGCCCCTTGACGAAAGACGAAATCATGCCGCCGTCTTGTGGTGCCTCAATAGGAACTCCGCCAAAGCGCGAACCGCCGCTCGTTTTTTCCTCTACCGCTACGCCGCCGAATTTAGATGCCATTGGTTACGGCTTGCGGTACTTCTTGCCGTCCTCCATGAACTCCGCGCCTGATGGCAATTTGTCGAAATCGGCCTGAGATGCCACGGTCGGAATTGAGCCAGACGACTCAACTTTTCCCTCAGGAAGTTTCTGAAACCCTTCCGCGTAGGCTTCACGCTGGAAGCTGTTCAATCCTTCCACCTGCTTTTTCAAGCTTTCCAGCTTTGTCCGCACGGTCTTGATATCGTCGTTAACGGAGGGAAGAAACGGCTTCAGCCTCGCCGCTTCCGACGCAGTGACCGCCGCGCCGCTGAAGTCGTGAAACTCCTGAGCAGCCACACGCGCCAACAGGCCCCGCGCCGTGGTGCCCTTTTCGTCGATTCGATTGAGCATGGTGTCTGGGATGTATCCCTTGAACCCTACCGCGTCAGGGTCGCCACCCTTTTTTGGGTCCAGCGCATCCAAAGCCTGTTGAATCGTGCTCAACATTTGAGTGTTGGCGGCGATGCCCTTAATTACGCTGGCTGGTACCGCTTTGGGCTTGGCTTCCCGGCTGGCGTTCATAAAGGCTGCCCGTTCGGTTTGCAGGTTGTGGCGATAGGTTTCGTCGTCGCGCCGTTTGCGCTCTGCTGCCTCTGCAGTTTTGCCTTCCTGCTCCATCCGCTGAACTTCAGAGACTCCGAGCGGGCTGGTGCCCGTGTTTACCTTGCCCGCAATTTCCGCGTCTGCCTGCGCTTTTTCAACATCCGCAATCGCCTTCTCTGCGTCGGCGTTCAACTTCTTCCGGTTCAGAGCCGTTGTAACCGCCGATTCAGCCGCGTGCAACTGGACCTGAATGTTCCGCAGTTCTTCGGGCGTCGTGATGCTGGCAGGTAGCGGCGATTGGATTCCAGCCAGTTTGAGCAACGGAGCGAACCCGGCCCGCGCTGACTGGTAGCGAGAGTTGATAGTCCCGGCATCAGGTTCTTTCCCGTCTGCCATTGGTGCGCCCAGGTTTACCGCAGTTTCTTTAAGTTGCCCGAGCGCAGATGCCCGGTTCTCCAGATTCAGCTTGTCGTTGGCCGTCAGCTTGTTTACGTGCTCGTCAACGGCCTTCTGAATGCTCTGCATGGTAGTGGGTTGAACCTTGCCATGAAGGACGGACAGGTCACCGCTATACATTTTCGCGTGATCTTCGGGTGAGAGCGCCTGAATTGTGTTCTGGTCGGTGAGGTCCCGGTTTGCCTGATCCGCCTTCAACTTCTCGCCCTGCTGCCGCTGCCGCACTTCGGACATCTGCGCTTCACGTAAGGCCTGATCCGCCATCTGGCCGCGCAACTGCATCAGCCCGCCGATAGACTGCATAGGCGACATGATAGGCGTTGTCGGCTGGATTCCTGCTGCGATGATGTTGTCTATTGCCATTGGTTATCCGGGGGTGTAGGTTGCGGTTCCGGGGAGCAGTAGCGCTGCGTTTCCTGCGCCACCGGGGATAGATGAGGTACCCGGCAAGGCAGCGCCGGGCGTGATGCCAGAGGGGCTGCCGAACAATTTGGCCATAAGCATAGCCTGGCTGATGCTGTTCGTTGCCCCGCTGATTCCGTTGGCGATGGAAGTCGCGCCGCCGATAGTGCCCGCAGCCCGAGACGAACCGATGCCCGCCATAAGTTGCGCGATGTTGCTCGAAGCGTTTCCGCCAATCTGATTGATCTGCGCCGTTGCCCCTGCCCCCAATTGGGCGGGCGCAAGCATCTGTCCGAACTCCTGCTGATTCGCCGCCAGCCGCGTTCCGTACCCCGCCAGTTGAGACTGATACGCCTGCATGGCGCGGGAGAACGCATCGCCGTAGGTCGTGTTGGCCAGTTGCGTTTGATAGCCCTGTAGCGCCTTGGACGTGCCGCCAGAGATGCCGCCGCCGCCAGCCGCCGATGCCTGCAAAATCCCTTTGCTTCCCTGTTGCGCCGCAAACTGGTAACCCGGCGTCTGTTGAACTTCTTCGAGCGTCGGAGCCTTGAAGTCTGCGGGTGCCGCGCCGGCAGACCCCACGCCAAACCTGCCAGACCGCAGCGCGTCCATGAGAGTGCCAATGGACTGCTGGCCAGCCTGCACAAACGGCTGTGAGTTCGCTTGGCTGATATCGAACTGCCGCCGCGTCTCGTCAATTGCGCCCTGTTGCCCCTGCGCCTGCTGTTCAGCCGCTTTTCCAGCCGCCCGAGAACCAATTGCAGAACTGCCGATTGCGCCAGCTGCGCTGAGTCCAGCCAGTGCTAATGCCGTCCCTGTCGCTACCATGCCAGCCTCTTTGCGTAATTGATTTCCACGCGCTCAAAACCAACGCGCTCATAAAAGTTCGCCACTTTTTCAGGCATCAGGTCAACGAGGTAGCCCATGCGAAGTTCGGTCGCCTTCTTGGTCTTCGCCCAGGCCTCAAACGCCTTATAGAGCAACACGCCTCCACCTCTGGCAAACGGCTGGACGAACCAGAACATCTCTTGCGCTATTGTGCCCTTTGAGTACGGCTCCGGGTGAACCATACCGCCGATTGCGCCGACCAGTGCGCCGTCCTTCTCAACGACAAACACAGCGCCCGATCCGTTTGATATGAGCACCTTCCACAGCCCGACGAATCTGCCAAGTTCAAAATCATGCAACTTGGCCGAGGAGGCATAGAACGCTTCCGCGCATGGAGCCAGCGCCGCGAGATCGGATTCTACCGCCTGCCTGATATTCATCAGACTTGCACCACGACACCATCGCCGGAAATGGTCAACGCGCTGGCGCTACCGGCAAGCCCCCAGATTGCATCCCCAGCGTTCAGAACCGCCCCCCAAAGCACGGTTGCATCGAAGTGGGGGAATGTCTGCGTTGCCACCGGTACCAGAACCGTTACAGGTACTACGATGTTTTCGTTTCCGGTGGTAGCAGCCGCCGCACTCACCCGCCACAGTTTCAGCGTGACTGGGGCGCTTGTGATATTCACAACGCGGAGGACTGAGATCTGGTACTGGTAGCCAGCAGGAACCACAGTTCCGCCCGCCGGCGCAAAAGTCAACTTCGCCGCTGCGTTGGCGATGTACTGCGGCTGGAAGATCGGGCTTAAATTGTAAACGGCCATGAGGCTTCTCCTTTACTGGAACATTTTGCAAGCTTCATGTTTGCCATCTCCTCTATCATATTCCAAAACGAATGACGCTACGAATAGTAGATCACCATTCCCACAATTCGGCTGGTGTTGCTGAAATTGGTATCGTCCAGGGTCACGCCGTCTGTTGACGTAAAATCAAGCAAAACAGCGCGGTCGGTGCCGACATTGGCGAGCGCGGAAGGTGTTGCCTGAATGCCTACCATGTCTTCGTAAAACGAAAGACTGCCAGTTGCCATATAGGTGGCTGACACTGTGGCCGGTAGCCCGGTTACCTCTGCAAATCCTGTGGAGCTCCCCTTGCTGCTGAGGGTAATGTCAAAGAAAGCAAAGACCATACTTCCGATGCTGAAATAACGCCCAGTCTGAAGTGTGTAGGTGATTCCGGTTGTTCCGCCGTTAAACTGAACGCCTGGTGTCCATGTTCCGGTGGTCCCTGCCGCTGCCGCGTAATTTGGGATGTTCAGCGCGTACGGGTTTCCCGGCGTCAGCGTTGCGGCTCCGCTAGTTCCAGTCGTCGTCAGCGATACTGGAGCTTCGTAATCTACTCCATTTGTTGCGGCTGAATTTGCCGTGAGCACCTTGCCGTTTGCCCCAACCGCCAACGATGCAGGCAGATTGGACGCATCACCAGCCCATACGCTGCCCTTTGTCAACGAAGCCGCCGTAACCTGTTTACTGGCGTTCGATGCCAAAACAGTTGCCGAGGTCGGGATATTGGGCACGACAACCCACGCCGCGCCCGTCCAGTACTGCATCTGTGTAAGCGTCGAATCGAGGAACAATAGGCCAGTGTCAGCCGTTCCAAGCGCCGCGCCGCTAAACCCGGTGGTAGGCCGTAAACCTGTCGCCGCGATGTAAACGCCGCTCTCGTAAACCCAAGTTGCGGTCCCGGCGACAAGCTGAACAGCGTACACCACGTTCCAAGTAGTCACCAGAAACGGCTGGCCCGGTTGGTAGACAGACGGCGAATAGTTGGCGCTGGTCCAGTTCGCGTAAGTGTCCAGCAGCCACGATTGGCCCCGCGTCGGGTATGGGATAGGCGGGAACCCCTGCGGAATTTGCGGAGATTCGCGCCGTGGCGCTGATGCCTGATGAAACCCGGATATTAGGGCGATGATGTCGCCGGGGTCTGGCTGCTGTTGCGGGAACGATGGGAACTGGCCCGGTAACGCTTCCTGCGGGTGAGACTGTGCCGCTGTTGGCGGAAAGTTTGTCGGCGGAACATCGCCCCCGGCCAGATACGTCACCGTGACGTACTGCGCGTACAGCCACCGCCAGAACTGCGCCCATTCGTCAGGGGTCTGCGGCCCTATGATCGGGTTTGTCTGGCTCTGGAACTTTGGTGGCGGGCTGAGTGTCGGTGGTGTCGCCATGTCTTTAGGTTGCCAGATCGAAGTAATCGAGCGTGCAATTCATAAGCGTGTTGAATACCGGATCGGCACACCGAACCCAATACACTCGCCCAGGGTGGTTTGCGTAGCCAAGTTGGAGCAGGTAGACCCAAACGTTGTACTGGCCCTGCGCTCCAATTGGGATTGGGTATTCCGTGCCGAACGTCATCCCGCCGTCATTTGACCACCGCAACAGTAATTGAGGGTTGATGCCGGCCGCTAGGCACGCCTGAAGCGTTGCGCCAACTTCCGTACCGGTTGCCGCGTTGTTTAACGTAACCGTCGTATTTGCAACAATGGCTGTGATGAACGAGTCATTTGGAATGTTGGCGGAGCCGGTCACCAGCTCATTAACGTAAAGTCCGGTCGTGTCGGCAACTACGATGGTGGCTGACGTGTCGGTAAGGTCACCAGTAAACGTTACAGCTGCCGTTTGCTCCCCGACTCCACGCGCTAACTCAAATTCAATGCGATTGTGAATGGAGCGCTTGCCCCATGTCGGCCCGTGCGGTGTGATGCGGTCGCAGACAATGGGCTGAAGGATCTGGTCCCCGGTGATCGGGTCCGCTCCGCAGTCAGTGTAAACGCCTTCCGCATACTGATAGATCGCGCCGGGGTTACCGTCTGATCCACCGCTGCCTACCAAATGTTTCCCGAAAGCATAGCAATGGAAAAGCTCAGCACGGCCCGGTGCAATGGATACAGCATCCTGAAGGCCACCGCCCGGCGCCATGTAGCTACGTTCCGTCCAGATCGGCTTTCCAAGCAATGCCGATGCCGTCGCGTCGTAAATCCATGTTGCCGAAACAACATCGCCGCCCGCTGTTAGTCCAGCATGGGGGAACGTGAATTGCACGAACTGGTGCCCCTGCCAGATGAAGGCAAAGCCAATAGCGTCATCAATTTGCGTGTACGACTGCCACCAGCGCTCCACGCCGAAGTTGCTGATTCGTTGCGGCTGGAACGCCGCCGAGCGCCAGCACGCCCGCTGCCCTCGCGCATCCTCGCCAATCCAAATAAGAGAATCATCAAGGGTGATAAACGCAGCCGGGGCCGCAATACCAGTCTCGATGAACGTGGAATTGTAGCTGGCAAACGGATCGCCGCCGATACCGTTGCTACCGACGTTCTGATAAATCTGGGACCGTCGAGCGCCCATCAAGTAGATGTATTCCCGCCAGCTTTTAAGCGCCCGCAGCTTGTCGGCCTGCCCCGCAAGGATTCCCTTGTTGGCTGCGTTCCAATACTCCATTTGCCCCAAAACATGATCGTCATCGCCGCCCCACTGGAAAGCGTTTGAGTCCGGTATTACGTTTAGCGCGTAGCCGTCTTGGAAGCTGCCCGAGACGCACCCGAGGTAGTCCGCATTCCCTTGCAGGCTAATGAGAGACCCTATCGCCGCGCCAGCCGGGATAACGTAGCCTTCCCCAGTACCACCTGTTCCCGTCCCAACAAATACTTGGTCATTCCCGTTAGCGTACATGACGCAGGGAAGCCCATCATTCGCGCAAGTCCCGAGGTAAACATACGTGCCATCAGATTTTAGCTCGTAAACGGTTGAGCCGTTGACGCCGAAGACTTTGCCGCGATTCTCCAGCAGTCCCCTGCACGGTGTATGGTACTCCGGCCCTGCTGCAGCATACAGCGAAAACGGCGCGTTACCGGGTAACGGCAGCGCCAGCATCTTAAACTTGCCTTCGGAGTCCGGTGCCTCGTTCGGCACGAGGAACCAGTTCACCATTCGTTCAATTGCAGCTTGCGCCGACGCCAGCTGGTATGAAGGCCCGACAACTTGTGGAAAGGCTGGCATTAGTCAGGTTTTTTCCCGTTGCGGACGTCTCGGCATGTTTGACATGATTTCCATCCGTGACTATCAGTGTACGTGTTTTGAGGCGTCATTTCATGCCCATGATTGCAAATGGTCTTGGGCTTGCGTCCGGTGCAGTTTGCCTTCTCTCGATCTTTTCGGCATTGGATACAGCTACGGAAAACAGTCCCGGGGGCAGAGTACGTATTTTCTGGCGTGTAGGCATGCCCATGCGGACAATGTGTTTTGGCCAGTTGTCGAGCGCGGGCAACTTTTCCCGCCATTCCCCGGGTGTTGTTAATTTTTCTAGTGACCGCTTCCAAGTGCGCAGGGTTGACGCAGTTGCGAGCCCGGCACAAGTGATCAAGCTCCAGCCCATCAGGAATTTCTCCAACATGAAGAATGTACGAAGCACAATGCGCTGGCTTAGTTTTAGACCGTTTCCCCCATCCAAAACTTCCATAGCCACTGCGTTTCTTGATCGCGCCAAGCCATATCCAGCACGCAGTCCCATTATATGAAAGCTCCGGTGATTCGGCATAAAGGCGACGAAAACGAACAATCGGTTCCTCTTTTTGCATGTGTTGATTCATGCAGTAAGTATAGCAATAAAGTAACCGTTATTATACTAATAGGGGGTGCCGGTCAAAAGCAATCCCCAATCACATACGGCCCGCGTTGATTTCAGCGACCCGCCAAAGTCGTTACGCATCCGGGGCGATGGCGCATTGACGGCCTGAACCGCTGCCCGAGCCTTTGCCGCCTGTCCGCAGATGAACTGAAACGGCAGTTTGTTTACAAACACGCTGTTCGTGGCAAGCGGCCAAAGTTCCCGCGCAAGGTTCCAAATGACAACTTCGGCATACCCTGGGGGCGCTGAGTAGGTCTGAGTCAGGCTGGTGGGTGGCGTCAAGAATCCCCATGTGAAGATTTCAAGCGAGTTGCCATTCAGCGGGGGAAACACGTTGATGACGCCCTGCGGAAACTGCGGGTCGTAATAGAACGAGGTCGCCACGTTGATGGCATTGAACTGCACCACCGGGATACGCGCCCATTCTTCCGCGCTCATCGGTGAAAGCGGAATGCGTGTCGGCTGCGTCGGGTTGGCACTGGTCAGCAGCAAATTCATACGAATAATTGATTCTGGCCGTGGTCCGGTGAAGGACGCCACTACCGTTCCGGTAATCGCGCCACTGGTCGTTGCGGCTGCGCTCAGGGTGATGCTGGTATTGATGCTGATGCCCTGAATGGTGGTCAATGCAGGAATTCCGCTGCCAGTGATGGTTTGCCCGATGTTCAGCCCTGCCGTGTTGGTGCACAACGCGGTGACGGAAGTTTGCAGCGTCAGATCAACCGTGAAGCTTGGCCCGATGCTGAACTGAACGTTTTCGCCATAGATCCCATCGAGGCTGGTTGATGAGCCGATGGGATATATCGCATCTGGAATACTGTACGCATTAGTACGCTTAGCATTTAGGCCGTCCCACAGAATCTTCCAAGCATCCAAGCCATCCTGAAGAATATCTGTCCCAGCGGTAGCCCCAGGTCGAAGCTGACCGCAACGGCGAAGAGCCTGGTAAACGTAATCCCCCGCTGTAATTAAGGCCATATTCTCGCTCCGGTTCCGTACCTGATTCGGTCTTTAATTCTGGCGCACGGCTTACATACCCTAGCCGCGTTCGGCTTCCTGAAGTACGTATTGACGGCATTGTACTCATGGCCGCGAGGGCAGTGAGTAGTCAAAACGCCTTTAATCCCACGACGGATGTTTTCTATATGAGTGACGGCCTCAAGGTGCTCTGGATTGACGCACATTGTGTTGCGGCATAAATGATCAACATCAAATTTCGTGGGGATCTCCCCCTTAAACAGACGGTGCGATACCCTGTGTGCGTATTCTTTTCTGGAGCCGATGCGTATCTGTCCGTAGCCATTTCCCGGCCCGGTCCACAACCAGCAACCGCTGTTCGGTTCGGGCGAGACGTACTCAATAAAGCGTTCTAATGTAGACTTTGAAGTAGCCATTGTGATTCTCCTAAATCGCATTTGGTAGGGCCGTTGAGGTGCTTGTAACACCTCGCGGCCTGTTCTCATTATACCAAGCATTTACGCCCCCTGCGCCGGTTGCTGGCTACCGGGAGCAGCCACCATTTGCGGAGGCATCTGCCGATTAAATGAGTTCGTTGCCCGTAACCTTGCTTCGGACTTCTGCCCTTCAGCAGCCACAATTTGCGCCACCTGAGGCATAACGGCTACGCCGAACGTTGAGAGCAATCGAAACGCCGTAGCCCATTCAATAGCATCCTGCACCGACGGTGGAATGTTGTAATTCGTCGCCAGCGCCCAAGTGCTGAAATTGACGGCCATGTCCAGTTCCAGCGCTACCGGGGCCGTACTGGGAACCGGGAACAAGTACAGATTCATCGTGCCGGTGCTGCCGCTGCTGAGATAGTCCGGGTAAATTTCGTCCGGTGTCCGCGCCGTGGCCCCGAGGTCGTTGTGATCGTAGTACTTGCCAGCTTCCACAATCTTTATCTCGTTGCGATTGCCGGTCGTAGCGTAGATGGTGCTAGTGAGCGTTGCCGTGGCCGTGGCCGCGTTGCTGATGGTGGCCGAGGTATTGGTAACGATGGCCGTTATAAAGCTGTTTGCGGGGATGCCTGCGCCGATGACCTGCTGGCCAAGTGCAAGGTTTGCCGTCGCCGGGATGCTGGTCAGCACCTTGCTCCCGCTGGTCGTCGTGGCCGTGAACGCCACGGTACCCACCGCAAACGCCTTGTAAATCCGCGCCGGTCGCGATGTTGCAAAGTCCCCACCGCTTCCAATAGAGTAGACGGCCTGCCCAGCGTTAAGCGCTGCCTGATACGTTTCCTGCCCCCAGATCAGCCCCTCGTCAACGCTCCACGCATTCCACATCACATTCAACACGTTGAGAACGGTATTTGAGTCGGAAGCGCCAGCCGAACCATCCGGGGGATTTAGCCCCAGATGGCTCATGATGTTGTTTGCGAGTTGTTGTCCAGATGGCATTTATTTCTTCCAGGCTTTGCGGGTTGCGCAAGACACTCTATTGCATTCGCGGCACTCTCGGGAATCCGCCCGGTTGGGGTGACGGTGCGTCAATGTGTTGCCAGTAGTGTATTCATGCCCCCGAGGGCAGTGTGTGATTTTAGACTTTGCGCAATTTATCTTGCGGTCAATTTTAGGCGCTGCACCGCGCAGGCAGTTTTCGCGATGCGTAACGGGTTCCATGTGGTCTGGATTGACACAATCACGATTTCGGCACAGGTGGTCAAGCTCTAAGCCGTGCTGGTGCTCTCCATGGAACAGAGAAAACGACACGCGATGCGCAAGTTGGCTTTTCAGCCTAACGCTAAGCATCCCGTACCCGTTCGGATTTTTGGCTGAAGTCCAGATCCAGCATGGTGTCCCGTTCCATTCTTTACCTGTCGAGGCGTCTATCTTTCGCAAAAACCGCTCAAATACGCTACCCTTTACGTAAGCCATGCGATCCTCCTATGATCGTTTGGTACAGGCCCTGCAAAGTGCTTCAACACTTTGCAGGGCTGTTATTATTTTACTCCGTTTTCTTCTTTGAGGTCTTGAGCAGTTCGGCCAGCATGTCGCGAGTTTCTTTTGCTTCTGCGGCCATGCGGTTCAA